GACAAAGACACAAAGACAAAGACACAAAGACAACAGATCTATATTCTACATCTTGATCGTGATCGTGTTGGTTTATGGGTATAAAAAAAGGGGGCGTTAGCCCCCCGTTACTATTAACTAGCTAGTAACCTACCGCCCTTAATATCGTAGTTAAGGTCAGCTTTACCGTAGCCTATAGTTTTATAATACGCTAGGGCGTTAGCGTAGGTAAAACCGTTTACCTTTTTAGCCCTATTAATATTATGTTCCGCCCCGTTTTTACTAACGTAAGTTAGCTTACTAGTAGGGGTAATACTAGCTACGTTTACTTTAGGCGTTACGCTTACCGTTTTAGTTTTTAAATTAGCCATAATTTACCTTTTTAAAATTAGGGCTATTTTACCGTAAGCCCCTTTAACGTAAGTATATTCTACTACGGTTTAGTAAGTAAAGTAAAGTATTTAAGCTAAATTAGTTAAAATAAATAGGTATATATTTTTATTAATTTACTTTACTTTTTACTAAAAGTATAGTAGGCAAAAAAGTAAGTACTTACTAACTTTTTCAAAAAGTTCCCTGCGGGGCACACAGGCGAGCAGAGCTCGCACACAGACCCACCAGACAGGTCGCGACAGACGCGACAGACACACAGAACACCCCCCACCCCCCTTATAGCAGTTACGCTGTGAGTTTACGCCTAGCTAAGATTTAAGGACTCATAACAATAAAACTTTACTTTTTGACTCAGTAGGCTAGAATTAGGGACTCCTTACTAAAATTTTTTGCAAAATTTGCAGGGCTATGAGAGAATACTTTGAATATATAAAACCCGTATGTCCGCACTCCCTAGAGTCATACGATAATAACAGACTACTAGTACTAGACTATGATCCACGCTCCATAGAACAATACTATTCAACCCTAGACCGTTACGACGCTATTTTATTTAAGTGTCACCCCTCAACTGATCGCGACTTCCTTATATCAATAGTCGAAGATCTAGCCGACGACCGCCCATGTGCCATGTGGTTTTGGTCACACCCCGACGACGAACATTACTCAACCCCCGTACCTAGTATAATAATGCAGAATAAAGTAAACTTAAAAAAAGCTCGTAAGGAATATTTTAAAAAGTTAAATGGAAAATAAATTTTTACCTCTAGGTTACTCTGACATGCTAGAACGCATGAAGTACAAAGACATGCTAGAACGTATGAGCTCAACTACCGACCCACAATACTCAGACACAGAACAGTTCGTTTCACCTTTAGAACGTGGACCTACGGAAAAGTTCGGCGACCTAATAGGTAAAGGTTTATTAAAACTACCTTACGTATTTGAAGATGAACGTTCCGCTATGCGTAGTGGACAAGACGTAGCTAACGTATTATCCTTCGCCCCTGGACCAGGAAACGTACTCGGTTACCTAGAAGGACAAAAATTAGAAGAAGAGGGTCGTCCTTTAATGGGTAGTATAATAACAGGACTTTCAGCAGGTTTTCCAGGAGCGGGTAAAGGAGCAGCTTCAATAACTACACCGCCAGTAAGAAACGCCCCTACTCCTAAAGGTTTAGAACACAAAATACTGCACACCGCCGACCGACCTAAAGAAGTAAAAGACGTAGAAAAATGGAATTCTGATCTCGCAACTTTAGAGGACTCTACAGAAGTTATTGATGTTTATACTGGAGAAACTCCATATATAAACCGCCAAGGGTTAATGCCTTTAAGGTACGGGGAAAATGATACACAAATGACTAGCCAAATAGCTTTATTTGAATCAGATTTATACACAGCTAAAAATAAAAATAAAGTATATCCTATAGAAAATATATTTCAAGCTATGAGGCGTTACGGGGTAACGGGTAAAGGTAACATAAACCAAAACGTAGCTAGACAAATAGAAGACTTTATATCACCTGAATTTATAGCTAAAGGTAAGGCATCACCAGCTGACGTAATGGAAGAACTACAGAAAAACGCACCCAACATACAAGAAACACATGCGTACAACAATCTTAGCTCAACTATGGACCCTGGAGTAAACACGGCTTATTCAAGGTTTACTACTAGAAGACCACTTTACGACCTTGACAGCCCTACTACTACCGTCGGTAATTCTGCAGAACAAACTAGCCGTAGTTACGGTGAACGTACATTTAGTATGTTTGACGACGGACGTATTTACGGTAAAAAACCTAGTCTAGAAGAACCTAACCCTAAAGTAAGTTTTCAAAATAATGATCACGATGATTTAGCAATGGGCAGAATATCAGTTGCGGGGAGTAAACCATCTGGTGAAAATAAATACATGCACTCAAGATATACGCTTGAAGATATAGACGGAGACGCAAACGTATACGTAAAACAAGAAGCTCAAAGTGACGCTTATACATTCACTAAAGATCAAGACATGTTAGCTACTCGGTTGTCTGCTGCGGGAGATAGAGGAGGGCGAAATAGTATTGGTGGACTTCAATATGAATTAAGTGATCCTGCTTTGCCAGGAGATGAAGCATTATACGCTAGAATAAATTCTGGGGATTTTGAAGCGGTAGGTGAATTGGTAAGAACTAGATCACAAGTGCAAGGGGGATCTCCACTAGGATCAGATTTATATAATCATTTATTAGTTACTAATAAACTTGATGACTTTAATGAAGAACTAGGTAAGATAATCAGAAGCGGAAACGAGGAATTTGCGGAACAAAAACGCCTAGCTAATTCTTTTAATGAAGGTGACATAGAAGGTCAACAAGCATTTCAAGACCTTGAAGAAATAGCTGATAGAAATCGTCAAAGAGAAATGAGAGTATTAAGTGAATATGCTAAAGAGTTATTTGAAGGGACAGAAAGTAGTGTAAAACCTATAAACTTACCGAGGAGCGCAGATTGGTTTACTGACGGTTTTAAATTAGACTTACAAACTGCGGTTAAAAACGATTCACCATACGCATTATTCCCTAACGGTGCTAGGTCGTTAGCTCCTCCTTCTGGTGTCACGACTATAATACCGCCTAAAATGGTACCTTTTATAGTAAAAAAATACAAAGATAAAAAAGGCGTTAGGCTTGATTATGACGACGATGGTAAATTTTTAGGTGTAGCAGAGAACAAAGATGGAAAATTTAGAAGAGTATTAGACGCCGAACCTGACCCTAGTAGTATAAACCGAGCTAAAAGTTATAATGATTTTTATAAAAAAGCTATAAAACAAACGGAACAAGATTACGGGGTGAAGCTCAACCCTACTGAATACATTGACCAGTACGGTCAAGAGTATTTAAAAATAATACTTACCCCAGAATTAAAATCATCTTTTCAAACGTTTAGAATGGAGCATGGCGGAGTAGCTAGTTTAATGCCGTTAAACTATGGACTCTAATTTAAAAGACTTACCCGAGTCGTTACTAAAAGAACACCTAGAACTAACTGAAAGGTTAGAAGAAATAAAAAAAGTAGAACGCTGTCAAACTGGCTTTATGGATTTTGTAAAAGACCAATGGCCATCTTTCATCGGCGGTGCTCATCATAAAAAGATGGCTGACGCTTTTGACCGTATAGCCACAGGTAAAATAAAACGGCTTATAATCAATATGCCTCCGCGTCACACTAAAAGTGAGTTCGCGAGTCATTACTTTCCTGCGTATCTTGTGGGTCGCAACCCCTCTCTGAAAATACTTCAGGCGACTCACACCGCAGACCTAGCCGTTAAGTTCGGTCGTAAAATTAGGGACTTAATGCTTACGGACGATTATGAAAAAATATTCCCCGACGTACTAATAAACCCAGACTCAAAAGCAGCAGGTAAATGGGAAACTCAAATGAAGAGTAACCCTAAACTAAAAGGCGAATATTATGCTGCTGGGGTGGGCGGTGCACTAGCGGGTAGGGGTGCTGACCTATTTATTATTGATGACCCGCATTCTGAACAAGACGCTATGAACCCGAGGTCAATCGAAGATACTTACGACTGGTATACTAGCGGACCGCGTCAAAGGTTACAGCCAGGAGGCGCCATAGTTATAGTTATGACCCGCTGGAATATTAACGACCTTACGGGTAAATTATTAAAAGATGCAGCACGCGACCCTAAAGCTGACCAGTGGGAAGTTATTGAACTACCCGCCATACTACCTAGCGGTAAACCCTTATGGCCAGAATATTGGAAACTAGAAGAACTAGAAGGCGTAAAAGCTAGTTTACGTGGCGGTCCTAAATGGCACGCCCAGTACATGCAGAATCCCACTAGTGAAGAAGGTGCACTTATAAAACGTGAATGGTGGATGGAGTGGCATAAAGATAAACCGCCAGTGTGTGATTATTTAATACAAAGTTACGACACAGCTTTTTTAAAAAGTTCAAGTGCGGACTACTCAGCTATTACTACGTGGGGCGTATTTTACCCAGAAGGCAGCATAGGTGAAGATTTATACGACGGCACAGTAGCACATATTATTTTACTAGATTGTATAAAAGGTAAGTACTCATTCCCTGAATTAAAAGGCGTAGCCCTAGAACAATATCATGAATGGAGCCCTGATACAGTAATTATAGAAGCTAAAGCTACTGGTATACCCCTAACACAAGAGTTACGGAATATAGGTATACCCGTACAAAACTTTACACCCAGCAAAGGAAATGATAAGATTGCTAGGGTCAATGCTAGTACCCCGCTTTTTGAGTCAGGTTTAGTATGGGCACCAGACACAAAATGGGCTAACGAAGTTATTGAGGAGTGTGCTGTATTTCCCGCTGGGGACCACGACGATTTAGTCGACTCTACTACTCAAGCTATGTTACGTTTTAGACAAGGTGGATTTGTTAAATTACCAAGTGACTGGGAAGACGAAGAACTATACTACAAACGTAAAGTGAGTTATTATTAATTATGGCTATAGAAAAAGAACCATCAAATATTGATCAAGACGGCTCAATCGACATAGAAATATTAGATGCGTTAGCGGGTCAACCGCAAGATCCTATGGGCATGGAAGTACAACTACCAGAAGAAATGAACATACAAGGCGATATGACTTCAGCTTTTGAGATAGGTCCCGACGGTAACGTTATACCTATGTTTGAACAAGAATCTATTACCATGACCGATCATCAAGCCAACCTTGCTGAGTCACTAGATTCCTCTGACTTATCCACACTAGCTAGTGAACTTTTAGAAGCTTACGACTCCGATAAAGATTCTCGACAGGATTGGCTTGATACTTTTAGTAAGGGTTTAGATTTACTAGGTATAAAAACAGAAGAAAGAGAAGAACCATTCCCAGGAGCCACAGGCGTACATCACCCGTTATTAAGTGAAGCCGTTACCCAGTTTCAAGCACAATCATATAAAGAACTATTACCTCCTGGTGGTCCAGTAAAAACTAGAGTCATGGGGGCGGAAACTCCAGAGATAGCTAGTCAAAATCAACGGGTCAAAGAATTCATGAATTATCAAATTACTGAGGTTATGAAAGAATATGACCCAGAAATGGACAGTTTATTGTTTTATCTACCTTTAGCTGGTAGTGCGTTTAAAAAAATCTATTACGATAACTTATTAGGTAGGGCTACTAGCCGTTTAGTTAAAGCTGAAAACTTAGTAGTAGCTTACGAAACCGTAGATTTAGAAACTAGCCCACGTTTTACTCATACTATGACCATGACGGGCAATGATTTAAAGAAATTACAGATGAACGGTACATACCGCGACATAAATATTGGTGAAGCTAGTCCTGATGTTGACTATAATGAAGCAAAAGAGAAGATGGATGAGCTACAAGGCATAGCTCCATCAATGACAGACTACGATGAATACACAGTTTTAGAGATGCACGTCAATTTAGAGCTCTCAGAAACCGATGATTATGGTTTTGCGGTGCCTTATGTGGTAACTATACTAGAAGAAAAGGGCGAAATACTGTCAATTAGGCGTAATTGGGAAGCAGAAGACGAATTATTCAGTAAAAAAGAGTATTTTGTACACTATAAATTCCTTCCAGGACTAGGATTTTACGGTTTTGGGCTAATTCACATGATTGGAGGGCTAACTAAGTCAGCTACAGCAATTTTACGTCAATTAGTAGACGCTGGTACGCTAAGTAACCTCCCCGCAGGGTTTAAAGCACGTGGAATGAGAGTGCAAGGCGAGGATGAACCGCTTAGACCAGGAGAATTTAGAGATGTTGACGTTCCAGGTGGCGTAATACGTGATGCTTTGATGCCTTTACCCTATAAAGAGCCGAGTAACGTATTAAGTCAGTTATTAGGCGTAATTATTGACTCTGGAAGGCGTTTTGCTTCAATTGCGGACATGAATGTCGGTGATATTGGCTCTCAACAGCTACCAGTAGGTACTACGGTCGCTATGTTAGAGCGTGGTAGTAAAGTTATGAGTGCTATACATAAACGTATGCATTATGCACAGAAAAAAGAATTTAAACTATTAGCGGGGATATTTAGTAAAAGTTTACCTCCTGTTTACCCTTATGAAGTACCAGGAGCTACTAGAGAAATAAAAGCCACTGATTTTGACGCTAAAGTAGATATTGTTCCCGTAAGTGACCCTAATATCTTTAGTATGGCACAAAGAGTGATGTTAGCTCAACAAGAACTAGAAATGGCTAGAGCTGCACCAGAAATACATGATTTACGTGAAGCCTATAGGCGTATGTACGAAGCATTAGAAGTAAAAAACATTGACAACTTATTACCGCCACAAGCTGAAGTACCGCCCCGTGACCCTATTACCGAACAACAAGCTACACTAACAGGACAACCTATACAGGCGTATGTTTTTCAAAATCATGACGCTTATATAACTAGCCATAGTGCGTTTCTACAAAACCCAATGGTACAGCAGAATCAAAACGCTACTATTGCGATTCAAGCTAATATACAAGAGCATCAAGCTATGAAGTATAAGCAACAAATTGAACAAGTACTAGGTCAGCAATTACCAGATATGGGTGAAGGTCAAATGCCACCTGAAGTCATGAATGAAATAGCAAACTTAGCAGCACAAGCCACACAACAAGTAACGGGTCAAGAACAAGCGTTAATACAAGCACAACAAAACGCACAAGTACAACCGTTAGTAGAATTAAAACAAGCTGAAATACAACAGAAATCACAGAGTGACCAAATAAAAGCTGAAGTAGACTTACTTAAACAGCAATCTACCGAAGCTATAGCCGAAATGAAAATAGCCCAGCAAAGAGAAGAAGCCTTAATGAAAGAAAAAGGTGATATGCGTAAGGATTATCGTGATATACTTAAAGATGTAAGAGATTCAGATAATAGGACTAAAGGTAACTAATATGTTAAATAAAGCTAATTTTGAAGAAATGATGGGCGGCAACGCCAACCGCAGACGTATGAGAAACGGCGGGGAAGTACCAAAAGGGTTTCATAG